TTGATTCGAAGATTCTCCAGATATATTAATGGATCCTTGACCAATCTGACCAAATGTTGGTTTATATTCTTCAATACCGTGACCACTAAATGTTCCTACAGAACCAAATGCGTGGGTAGTAGTTAGATTTACGATATATCCATAAGAATCTATGCCAGAATCTAATGGTAATGCCATTGATCCACAATCTTCTGTTAATCCGACAGAAGTAATGAATTCAAAATCTTCTTCTGTGTAATTTACAATTGAGCTTATATTGTAATCAAATGATGATGTTTCTTTTATTGAACCAGCAGTGGATAATTCAATCGATAATTTGTTGCTAATTGTTGTTGAATATCTTTCGCCACCAGTGATATTGAATAGAGCAAATGCATCATATGAAGGAATAAATTGACTTAATGATTCTCCAGATATATTAATTGATCCTTGACCAATCTGACCAAATGTTGGTTTATATTCTTCAATACCGTGACCACCAAGTGATCCTATAGACCCGAATGAGTACTCTGTGGTTAGATTTGTGATATATCCATAAGAATCTATTCCAGAATCTAATGGTAATGCCATTGATCCACAATCTTCTGTTAATCCGACAGAAGTAATAAACTCAAAATCTTCTTCTGTGTAAGATACTGTAGAATTTGAGTTGTAATCAAATATTGCAGATTCTTGCTTGGAACCAAGACTTAATATAAAGCATGTTGATGAATTAATAATTGTTCTTGAATATCTTTCGCCACCAGTGATATTAAATAGACCAAATGAATCATATGAAGGGATAAATTGATTTGCAGATTCTCCAGATATATTAATTGATCCTTGACCAATCTGACCAAATGTTGGTTTAAATATTTCTTGTGCAGATCCTTTAATACCGAATGGTGTAGAGAAAGATGTTTCGGTATTTTTAGTAGTAATTAAACCATAATCTTGTATTCCATCATTAAATTCTGTAATAGAAACACTACCAAAATCTTGATACGAAGATACCGCAGATGATATCAATCCAAAATCATCTGCGGTAGTAAATACAGTAACAAATTCGTTGTAACTGTGCGATTGTTTATTAATGGATAATCCAATAAAACGAAGTGGGCCAGAAGATCCAATCCATGGAGCAATTATTCTTTCTTGACCACCACCAATTTCAAATAGTGTTCCTGATCCAACCCAGGTAAATCTAATTCCTTCCGTGATTTTACCTGATAATTTGAGTATTGCTTTTTCTATATTTGCATTCTTTACAAAACAAGAATTTGAATTACCAAAAACTTTTGCTGAACCAAACGGATATACTGTTTCTGTGTTTACTATGTAACCGTTGATTTCTACACTATTTGCAGACACAGAAATAGTTCCTGCATCAATAGTTTCTGCAGGAACTTCTGAGAGTAATCCATATAAAATTGGACTCTCAAATATTTCTATACTATCTGTAGTATAAGAATAAACGGACATAGTAACTACTATATTTTTAAAATCAAAAAAAGAGGTGGGATACCACCCACCTCCTTAATGAAAATATATATATTAAAGTTTGAAAATTAAAATATCAGTCAAGACTGATATTTAGAGTTACCTTGATTTGGTCACCGTCGTTCTGAATTGGGTATGGACCATTTGTAAATCTCTCAGCAAACATGATGCTGCTGTAAAGAGTTAGGGATCCAGTTCCATCAAGAGCAGGAGTTGTTGTGAATGTAGTTGCAGATGGAGTTGTGAAAATTGTGTAAGTATTTGCGGTAGTGGTTGTGTTACCAGTTCCTCTTGCAATGTAAATAATATCGCCTGGTTGAAGTTGGTGATTATTAGCACCAGTGCTTGCTTGAGAGTGATCAAGAGTAATTGAAGGATCAGTAGCACCCTGAATGTTATCGATTAAAAGAACAGGTTGTAGTGAAGAGTTAATCAAATAAATTCTTCTTAGAGCACGATCAACTCCACCAACTCGGGTGCCAGCAGGAATAGCCGCATTTCCACTAACAACCATACCAAGAGTAATGTTATCCATAACATTAGCTGTGTTTGGTAGAGTGATGTAATCATTACCGATAACACCAATACAAACGTCTGTAGCATCGCCTTTGTTAATTTGGGTAGCTGCAGAGGCAGTTGCTGCATTAGCAACGCCATGAACGTTTAGAGGCATGTTATTTGCTCTTACGATATAATACCCGTAAACGTTACCAGCTGCTGCACTAAAGGTAAATGTTTGCTCTGGATAAGTAGCAGTAGTTACTCCACCAGTGAATGAAATTACGCCACTAACTGTACCTGAGTTCTTTACAGATAGAATAACAGTAGAACCATCTACACGAGCAACTTTAGCACCAGAACCAATACCTGTTCCTGAAACAAGATTTCCAACGCTTGGAGTACCAGTTAATCCAGTTAGAGTGATTTCATATGAATCTTGAGCACCGCTGGAACCAGTTGATGATGCTACTGGATCTGCTGCTGTAGAAATTTTCCAACGTGAACCGTTTAAAAGAATACCACGCTGAGAAGAATATGAATAACGTGCTTCAGTTCTGTTATTAGCACATAGAGGATACCCAGTTGTTGGTGCAGTTCCGTATGTATTTGTATTACCAGCAGCATATGGTTCAAAATATGCGGTTGCTGAAGGGACATCCGTTTCAGCTGGGGCGGTGTTGCTGGTGTAAAGTTTTAAAACCAAATCTCTGGGAGCATTATCTTCTCTACTTGGAACATGATTACTTTGATTTACAAGATAGCGAAGTGATTCCAACTCGCCAATATTAGGTACTAAAAGTGCCATTTATAGTTCTCCAAACTTTAATTGCGTTTATTTTTATTTATAACGAAGCAATGCTTACAATTATTTATTATAGGAACAACTTCAATGATAATACAAATCTTCGAATGCTTTGAGCAGATAAAACTTCAAATTGTAAAATATCTCCAGCTAATATATCTGTTTGCCATCCAGTTAATAACAAATTTCTATTTTTATTTTGATTATTTAAAGATGGTTTATCTATCCCACAAATTGAAATAACATTTGGATAATCTTCGAAAGAAGATTTTTTAATATCTAATAGAATTGATCCAGTTTGTTCTGATGTTAATGTCCATGATTGTATTCTTCCAGTAACATCTAAAGTTAAAGATCCTTTGGTTTCGGCAACCATAGTTTGAGAACCAGAATCATGAATAAAATTAATAGTTCTTGTTAAATCAGCTGTTGTAGATAAAGCTACTATATAAATCGAATCAGAACTTGTTGGAGGATTGGTAAAAACAATCTGATTATTCGAAACTGCATAATCAACTCCAGCAGTTTGCATTAATCCATTTATGGAAACTATTAATTGCTGATCATTTACAGGAGTATATGCTACAGAATTTAATTTTAGATCGAAAATTGTTGTAGTGCCATCAAAATCATTAGATATATTATCTAATACTTCGTTTCCATACTGAAGATACTTACTTGGTATTTCGTAATTAACTCCAATATTGTACCTTTTCTGTGGACCAGACAGTACATTATAGTTTGAATTTTTTACTGATACGTTATAGTTTGCCATTATGTTCCTGGAGTAACTTCAGCAATACCTTCAATAACTCTGGATTTTTTACCTTGAGGAGAAGTTAAAACAACACTATAAACATAACGTCTATTTTCTAAACTTTGTGTTTGGGTATTAGTTAAAGAAATACCTATGATGCCATTATAACGATCAACAAAATTTATAGTAAATGAAGTGAAAGATGAAGCATAATAACTCCTTTTCATCTTTGCAACTGCGGTGTACCCAGTTAAATTTAAAGGAGTTGTATTGTCTTCATTCTGGATATTAAAAGTGGCATCAAAATCCGATCCTTGCTCTATAACAAGATTAATTGGAATTGCTGCCATTTTATTCTCCTACTTGCTTAATTAATCGTTATTATCAGTTTCTGTTTGCTCTTCTTCTTTATTTTCCAGAAGTGCTAATGTTTCAAGACCGCCAATCAATTTAAGTTTATATTCTTCCATTTTTGCTAATTCATCCTTAGCTTTGGAAATTTTAACTTCGATATCTTTCATTTGACCTTCGAATTCAGATTTCAGTGATGATGTGTCCATAATAGAAATAATTTAAATATATTAATTATTTATGTCCAGGTTGAAATAGCGGATCTCTTCCAAGTGTTTGTGGCAACACAGACATAAATGTAATCGGCATCCCATCTAATATCGCCAGATGTTCCAGTAGCAGTTGCGGATGCTGGTGTATTTGATGTAGAAAGATTTATATTGCTACCGCTAACTGTTATACCAGATGTGGTAGTTTCTAATTTTTTTACATTATTGTGATAAATTTCTACTGCTGCACCTGAATTGCACTTTGCGTAATACTCAGTAACACTACTTTGTAAAAATAAACCATCATTGGCAAATAAAAGTAATTTTCCAGTTCCACTATCTGCTATCACACTATTTGCACCATCGTGGAAAATTTCCAAATCATTACCATCACCAAATAATATTTTGTCATTATCACCTAAATTAATGCCACCATTAGCTGTGATAGCACCAGTTACTGTAAGTGATGATAAAGTTCCAACAGATGTCAAGCTGGAAGAAGTAATACCTGAACCAAGTGTGGTTGATGTTAAAACATTATTGCCATTAATTTGATATGTTTGTCCAGTGGCAACATTAACTCCACCATTAGCAGTAATAGCACCCGTTACTGTAAGTGATGATAAAGTTCCTACAGATGTTAAACTCGAAGCAATAACACCAGA